TGCTGGCTCGCAAGTGGGACCGCATCGAGAAGCAGTGCGAACTCTGCAACTGGGATGTGTTCACCGCACTCGTGACGGATCCCAGACCAGAAGGAATCTTGGATGACATCCAGGATCTGCGTCGGTACTTGATGCTTGTGGAAGCAGAGATGCTGGCGCGTAGGGAGGACTATGGAACTCCGGAAAATAGTTGAAACCCGTAACCGAGGAGCAACAATGACGTTCAACTATCGGGCTGACCAACTTCGCGATCCACAGATCGTGAAACCCCACACGGTATACACCACACCAGATGGCGAACAGGTTCTCGTCTGTCGCAACAGCAACCCTGGTGAGACCAAGGTACGTGTGAACGAGCAGGTGCTTCACCGCTTCCACCGAAACGGTGGTAAGTGGGTCGTCCTACGCAACTCGTTCAACCGTGAGACTTTTGCTTGGTGGATGACTCCGGAGGAGATCTACAAGGAGCCTGACTTCCAGCCCAGTGAGAAGGCACTCGGTCCCTTCTGGGCAGTGGAACCAATTGGGGATCGACGCATCACCCAACCCGAACCTCAAGTTCGATTCCCGGCAGTGGGGCAGCATGTCGCAGATATCTCAACCATTGAAGGGATTGAGAGCCACAACCCTCAGCTCAACACGCTCCGTGACTTCCCCCGATCCTGCGATGTTACGATCACCATCCAAGGCGGGAAGGTCTACGTCCAGCAATGAGCGACTATCTCCGGAAGCTGGCTGCCTCGCACATGGCGCAGATGGACAAGGTCTGCGCCGTATGCGGACATGCCTACAAGTGGCACCGAGCCGGACCACCAGAGTTCAAAGACCAATGCCCCAGGAATGCGGGTAGAATGGATTGGGACGAGGAGCATCCTACGTTCTTCAAAGAGAAGACGGATGGAGGACAATGAGCCTACAGCTTCCGCTCTTCCAATACCCAAGCAAGTGGAAGCCACCAAGCATGGCAGATTTGCCAAGCTGGAAGGGAGCGAAGCGCATTGGCGTCGACATCGAGACGTGTGACCCACACCTCAAAACAACTGGCCCGTCTATTCGAACAGGTGGCTACATCGCCGGAGTCAGTTTCGCAATCGAAGACGGACCTCAATTCTATCTTCCCATCCGTCATGAAGGTGGAGACAACCTACCAGCAGAGCAAGTTCTGGATTATCTGCGCGCCAACGCTTCCGCTTTCACAGGGACCGTGGTTGGTGCGAACTTCAACTACGATCTAGACTACCTGGCTGAAGTTGGAATCAACTTCCCGAATGTGGAGTGGGTTCGGGACATTCAGATAGCCGATCCGCTCATCAACGAGTTGCACCGCAGCTATTCGATGGCGGCAATCGCTGAACGTTGGGGGATGCCTGGCAAAGACGAGGAATTGCTTCGTGGTGCTGCACAACACTACGGTGTTGACCCCAAGAGCGAGATGTATAGGCTTCCCGCTCGCTACGTTGGGCCATACGCGGAGCAGGATGCCAGGCTCCCCCTCAAGATCCTTCGCAAGCAAGAACGTGCCATTGAGGATCGTGATCTCTGGCAGATCTTCAACCTGGAAAGCCAAGTCCAACCAGTCCTTCTGAAGATGCGTCGACGTGGAGTACGCATCGATACCGATGCACTCCACCGAATCCGAGATTGGACCATCAGGGAAGAGCGCAAAGCTCTGAAGCTGGTGAAAGAGCAAACCGGAGTTGAAATTCCATTCGGCGATATCTGGCAGAAGGAAAGATCTGCCAAGGCACTCAACAAGATCGGAGTCGCCCTCAAGGAAACGGCCAGCGGACAGGCACAGATCGACCAGCAAGTTCTGAAGGACATCGATCATCCTGTCGCCGACGCCATCCTCCATGCGCGCAAGGTGAACAAGCTCCGGACCACGTTCGTCGCTTCGATCGAGGAGCACATGGTCCGAGGAAGAATCCACTGCACATTCAACCAGATGCGCCGAACGAAGGAGACTGGAGATCCAGTTGGCGCGAGGTTTGGTCGGCTCAGCAGTGAACACCCCAATCTCCAGCAGCAACCTGCACGGGACGAGTTCGCTAAGATGTGGCGATCCATCTACATCCCCGATGAAGGAGATGAAGTCTGGATCAGCGCGGACTACTCGCAACAAGAACCGCGCATGCTCACGCACTTTGCTGAGTTGTGCAACCTAACAGGAGCCAAGCAAGCAGCCGACAGGTATCGGAACGATCCCTCTACTGACAACCACCAGATGATGGCGGACATGTGCGGTATCCCGCGCAAACCAGCGAAGGACATCTACCTTGGGCTATGCTACGGAATGGGAGGAGCGAAGCTCGCGCATGAGCTTGGCTTACCCACGGAGTGGAAGACGGTCAATGGACGGACCTTCGAAATTGCCGGCAAGGAAGCCCAGGCACTGTTGGATACCTTTGACCGTCGAGTGCCCTTCGTGCGTGCCCTGGCCAAGCGATGCGAAGCAGTAGCAGCCAACCGAGGTTACATCATCACCATCTGCGGTCGCCACCTTCACTTCCCGAAGAAAGAAGATGGTGGTTTCGATTGGACCCACAAGGCTCTGAATCGTTTGATTCAGGGCAGCTCTGCCGACCAGACGAAGATGGCAATGGTCGAAGTGGATAAGGCAGGGCTGCCCTTACAACTCCAGGTTCACGACGAACTGTGTACTGGGGGAAGCAGAAAGCAGGGAAAGGCGATGGTCAAAGTCATGACCAATTGCCTCCCGTTGAACGTTCCGTCCAAGGTTGACTTGGAAATCGGACCCAGTTGGGGAGAAGCAGCATGAGTTGGGACGTGAGCAAATGGGACAAGCGATTCATCGCATTGGCGGAACTGATCTCTACTTGGAGTAAGGATCCGTCAACCAAGGTTGGTTGTGTCATCATCAACCCGACATCCAGGGCAATCGTTTCCACAGGATACAATGGGTTCCCCCGAGACATCATGGACGAAGTCATCACACGGTGGGAGCGGCCAGCCAAGTATGGCTTCATCGAGCACGCTGAACGCAATGCCATCTACAACGCAGCTTGGCTTGGACACCAAACCGCAGGCTGTCAGGCATTCATCAATTGGGATCCGGACAGCATTTGCACGGACTGTGCTCGTGCTCTGCTTCAAGCAGGCATTGTCCGTATTGTTGGGCCCAAGGGGAAGAGTATCCCCGTGAAGAACCAGGGTGGCTGGCACGACCATCGGCACTATGCCATCGAAATGCTGGCTGAAGCAGGGGTTGAGGTAGTCAGTGTCTGATATCGATGACTTCCTGGGGGAGTTGAGCGACAAGAACGAACTTGTTCACGCAGCCAAGCAAGCACGTGGAGCCATCCTGGTCACCCGAGAAGATTCCGCTGACATATGGACCGTCTATGCCTATTCGATCACGAGAGCCGAAGCTGCCTTTGCCAAGTTGTTGATTCACGAGTTCATCGCCAAGGACATGGGGTTGCGGGAAGAGGAGGATGATGACGATGAGCGAGAGTGATATGCGCGGCAAGGTAGTTCGCGTGCTTCGAGAGCTCAATGCCATTTCAGTCGAGAATCCTGCATTGCCTGGGACACCAGACGTCAACTATGTTGAGGGCTGGATTGAGCTAAAGTGGCTGCGAAGTTGGCCCGCAAACGACGAGACTCCGGTACGTTTCGAGCACTTCACTCCTCAGCAGCGTGTTTGGCACATCCGTCGAAGGAGAAAAGGAGGACGTTCGTGGGTCTTGGTCCAGTGTCGGCGAGACTGGCTGCTGTTCGATGGAGCAGTTGCTGCGTTGAAGCTGAACTTCATGACCAAGACTGACATGTTTGTTCACGCAACGAAGTTCTGGACGAACGGGTTGCCTAAGGAGGAGCTGAGGCAATGGGTCTCACGAACGCAGAACGAATTTTCATTGACCGTCGACGTCGAGGAGAGACTCAAGGAGATGCTGCGGACAGGTACGATGTCCCAGTGAGTCGATACGTCAAGTGGGAAAGAGGCTTGTTAGCCTGCCCGCATCACCCTAAAATTGGCAGGCTCCAGCCCCACGAGCGTTGCCTTCTTCTGCGTCGGCGAAGCGAAATCACGCAAGCCGAAATCGCGGAGGAGCTAGGTCGCTGTCGTCGTTGGGTCACGTTGATGGAGCGAGGTGAAGTACCGTCCAGCGAACTAGAGGAGTACTGGCGTGAGGCCAGTTGAATTTCTCAAAGCATTCCATCCTGAAGGACCATGGGTGCTCACAGCGATCAATGTTGATCGCAAGGGCATCGAGACCGTCACCTTCGGACCTGACACCGAAGATGCAGCAGCCAATTGGATCGACGGCTATAACGGAAAGAGGAACCTCTACTTCAGCGTCAATGTTCCTGTGGGGAACGTTACCAAGAAGACCAAGACATCAGACATACGCTCCGTACCTTGGCTTCATGTTGATGTCGACGCCAGAGTAGGCGAACCTCTCAAGGATGAGCTGAAGCGAATCCGAAAGCTGTTGACCCAGGAGTGTCCGGTCCTCTCACCCACGTTCATCGTGTTCAGTGGTGGCGGATACCAAGCCTTCTGGAAACTCACGGAAGCAATTCCTGTCGAGAACGAGCAGGATGCACAGCGCATTGCTGCCTACAACAAGCAGCTTGAAGTCGTCTTTGAAGGCGACAACTGCTCGAACATCGACCGCATCATGCGGTTGCCGGGTACGACCAACATTCCCAACGCCAAGAAGGTAGAGAAAGGTCGCACTGCAGCCGAGGCCAAGGTCGAAGTCTACAATCCAGACAACATCTACGATCTCTCTCAATTCACACCTGCTCCTGGGCTTCAAAGCCCAGGGTTGGGATCAGGTGTCGGTACGCTTAGCACGTCCAACATCGACCGCATCATGGTGGACGAACTAGATAAGTGGAGTGTACCGGATAGGGTGAAGGTCATCATCGTTCAGGGATTTGATCCGGATAACCCAAAGGATGGCGACAACTCTCGTAGCGCATGGCTGTTTGATGTGGTCTGCCAACTCGTCCGGTGCAATGTGCCGGACGAAGTTATTTACAGCGTCATCACGGATCCCGACTTCGGCATTAGTTCTAGCGTACTGGACAAGGAAGCTAGTTTCGAGAAGTACGCGATGAAGCAGATCAACAGCGCGAAGGAAGAGGTAGAAGAACCGTGGCTGCGTCGACTCAACGATGAGTTCTTCATCGTCGGTGACATGGGCGGAAAGACTAGGGTGCTTTCCGAGATTCCGGACATCATTCCTGGTAGGTATCGCCTCAGCAAGCAGACCTTCGGTGACTTCCGCAATCGATTCCTCAATCAAACGATCTTGGTTGGAAAGCGCACCATGTGCGTGGCGGATTGGTGGTTCAAGCACCCACATCGTCGCCAGTTCGATCGCTTGATCTTTGACCCGAAGAACAGAGACCCGAACTGTTACAACCTGTGGCAAGGCTTCGGTTGTCGAGCCATCCCAGGAGGCAACCACGAGTCCTTCCTCCAGCATATCCGAATGGTCCTCTGCGCAGGGGATGAGCTTCACTATCAGTACT